ACGTGCTGATACTCCTAAATACGTGCAAGAATTTTTAATGCAAGTATTGAGTATGGTTATTCAAGCAGGTAATGGTCGTGATGAGGTTATTGAAACTATTAAAGACTTCAAACGAAATCTCAGCAAACAAGATAGTTGGACAAAAGGTTCTCCTAAGAGTGTTAATAAACTAACAAGCTATGGAGAACTAGAAGCAAAGAGTGCAACTGGTCGTGCTAATATGCCCGGGCACGTTCGTGCGGCATTGAATTATAACTATCTACGTAGAGTTAACGGTGATCAATATAGTCAAAGAATTGTTGATGGTATGAAGGTAGTAGTTTGTAAACTAAAATCTAATCCATTAAACTTTACAAGTATTGCTTACCCAACAGATGAACTACGATTGCCAAAATGGTTTACGGAGTTGCCTTTTGATGATGAAGCAATGGAACAAACACTTGTCGATGAAAAGATTGACAATTTACTCGGGGTATTGAATTGGAACATCAAAACCAATATCGATACTAATTCAACATTTAGTGATTTATTTACGTTTGGTTAAACTAATGTTTGACATTCGTAAAATATTCCACTATAATACACAGATAATCTTCCTAAATAACTTAAAGGACATAAAATGAAAGATACATTACTAGACATTATTCAACATACCTCAGCATTAGGCATTATTGACCTAATCAAGGTAACCGGTACTGATACATCTACCGTTATCAATGCAGTTGCAGAAGATAAAAGCGTTATCGTTACTGGAACATTCAAAAATCCTCACCCCGAATTCATCGGTGTATTTGGTATGCCTAACTTAGGCAAACTTAAAACTATTTTGAGTTTTGATGAATATGATAATACATCAAAAATTTCAATGACACGGGTAAATCGTGATGGTGTTGATACTCCTGATAGCATTCACTTTGAAACACTTGACAAATCATTTATCAATGATTATCGCTTGATGCCAAAAATAATTGCAGAAGATAAAGTAGGCAATGTTTCTTTCAAGGGAACAACTTGGAACGTAGATTTTGAACCAAGTGTTGCAAATATTCTACGACTAAAGAAGCAAGCAAGTGCTAACAGTGAAGAATCAACTTTTATGACTAAAGTTGACGGAACTGATTTGAAGATTTACTTTGGTGATCCTAGCACACACAGTGGTAACTTTGTTTTTCAAAGTAATGTCGGTGGCTCATTGACTAGCAAATGGCAATGGCCTGTTAATGCTGTCATTAGCATTCTTAGTTTGCCAGGTGACAAGCAATATCGCATCAGCGATAAGGGCGCAAGTGAAATCATTGTTGACAGTGGTCTTGCAGTTTATCAATATCTGTTGCCTGCAAAAACAAAATGATTAAGGGTCTACAAGGCACATGCGGAGTCACAGTATCAGCTGGAAACACTAGCTTGCCCTATATTTCTCCTAATAATAATAATCCTATTCAGGGTATGCTGAGAATCAATGGCACAGAGATAGAAGTGTTCAATGGCACTGGCTGGCAACTTATATCTTCAAGCTATGCCACAGTGACTTTGGATCAAGATATAATAGACGTAATACAGTGGGCACGTAAAAAACGTGATGAAGACTTTGAACTTGAACATTTAGCAAAAGAAAATGTTGCTATACAAGATTTAGTAAATCAAATTAAAGAGAAGAAGGATCAAATCAAAATGGTCCATATACTCACTAAAAAAGAATCAGAAAAATCAATTGAATGGGCTACAGCACCTTATGGATCAAGTTAATTTATCAAATAGTCATGACCCTGAATGGGCGTTATTCTTGCCAGCAGTTAGTAGTTTTTATATTAGCGGTTTAGGTAAACAACGTGAGGGTGAAAACTATTTTGACCAAGCACGTATCCCTGCAAGTTTTAACGGAGATGTTGAAAAACTAAATTTCTTAAATTCTAAAGAAGGCTTGTATTATTATAAATGGGGATTGTATTCTGCTGGTCACGCTAATTTAGATACAAACAAAATTGATCACAATGAAAGTATCATTCGCAAACGTGAAAAAGGTACATTCATCTTAGGTGATTCAGGTGGATTTCAGATTCTTAAAGGTCAATGGCCTGCTGATTGGAAAGATCCTAACTGCCCCCGCGCTATGGTAAAGCGCAAAGCAGTATTGAACTGGATGGATACATACATGGACTATGGTATGTGTTTAGATATTCCTAGCCAATCTGAAACTACTTTTCATATTAAAGACAAGAATGGTAATAGTGTACATGGAATTCAAAATGTACAAGATGCGATAGATGCTACTCATATTAATAATGAATACTTTATTAAAAATCGTTCAGGTGAATGTAAATTCTTAAACGTATTGCAAGGTCGTACTCATACTGATAGTGATAAGTGGTATGATGAAATGAAGAAATATTGTGACCCAAACATTTACCCAGACAATCACTTCAATGGTTGGGCATTCGGTGGGCAAACAAAGATTGATGTCCATCTTATGTTGCGTAGAATGGTTGATATTATATATGATGGATTGCTACAAGAGGGTAAGCATGACTTGATTCACTGTTTGGGTGTATCAATACTTGAGTATGCAGTGTTGTTTAGTGATATCCAGAAAGCTATTCGTAAGAATCACAACCCAAAACTACAAATTACATTTGACTGTGCTAGCCCATTCTTTAGTGCGGCTAAAGGTTTAGCATACTTCAATAACAGTATTGAGCATGAAAAGAAATGGTCATACAGTATGGAAAAAACTGCCGAAAACAAAGACTATGCTACTGATAATCGTAAATTTAGTACTGGTGTTTTGGCTGACGGCATCCATAAAGTCTTTACAGATAGTCCAGTAACTGATAAACTACTGATGCGGGACTTATGCTATCGAGGACAAGGATTCATTGGTCAACATGGTAAAGAAACTAAAACAAGTTGGGATACTTTGAGTTATACATTGTTACAAAGTCATAATGTTTATCAACATATGATTGCTGTTCAGGAAGCTAATCGTAAGTATGAAACCGGTGTTATTCCGGCAATGCTTAAACATGATTTGTCTGGTCTAACATTCAAACAAGTAGTAAATGAGGTATTTGCACAAAAGACTAGACAAGCTAGCCATGATGTTATTGAAGCACATAGCAATCTTTGGAAGCAAATGCAATCAGGTAGTCAAGGTATGAGTGGCAAGAAAACTGTTAACTCACTAACTAAGTTCAATGAATTGTTCGAATTTGTATAATGCATAATTTTATGATACAAGAAACACATGCGGCACCCATAACACATATGGAAATGAAAGATTCGATTACATTCAGGTCATCTACTAATAGTGAAATGCTAAAGATTGCACCTGATGGTTTCTATGTTCGTGGGGTGAAGGTATCACAAGACGAACGTGAGGCAGAAACAGTTTACAAAACATTTCATCAATGGCTCACATGGGCAACATTAAATAGGACTTTTTAAAATGGATATTCAACGAGAACAAGCAGAATTTGAAAAACGTAATCGCATCAAGCAACATGCCAGACGTATGATTTTCGTAACATTTCAAAAAGAGGGTATTCACAAATACCCAGCGGCAGCAACAGATCCATCACTTGCAACGGGTGATGAATATGATGTTAGCTTTTTAGCAACTCCACATCGTCACATCTTTCATTTTAATGTGGCTATTGAAGTATTTCACAACGATAGGGATATTGAGTTTATTCAATTCAAACGCTGGTTAGAGAACCTCTATAAAGGCGGTACACTTGAATTGAATTACAAAAGTTGTGAAATGATTAGTGACGATTTATATATGCAAATCGCCACTAGATATCCTGATCGTAACATTGAAATCACTGTAAGCGAAGATGGTGAGAACGGTGCTACGATTTATTACAATACAATTAAACCTTATCTTTCAACCGCTATTTAAAGGAAAACAAAATGGCAAAACTAACTTTTCAACCTAACCCCAAAGTTCATCAAATTTTTGAAGACCTAGAAAAATACAAAGAGTTTTGTGTAGACTTTGGATATAAGTATGATGAGACAACATTATACGACATGCGTTCATACGTATATCGTCAACATCAAAAACAACTTTCAGGTAAATGGCCTAAAGACAGTTGGGCTGAGGATGCACGTAGAATATGACCATGCGTAAACTTTATTATATGGGTCTTGAACCCTATAAAGCACGATACACATTACAACTAACAGATTGGAATGAGCGTGTATTTAAACGCCGAGGTATTGATTATGTTATTGTACCCGGTGATACTCTAAGCAATGATCAGGCAATTGTCACTGGTCAAGTATTAGACGCACATGGTCGTACATACTTTGGTATGTCGCAACTAATGAATTTGATTCGTATGATGAAAGCAGGAGAACTTAATAATGAAGATGTTATCTACTTTGAAGACATGTTTCAACCCGGTATCGAGAGCCTTCCTTATATACTTAATCAAATCGACAGCATTAATCGTCCTCGCATTTTTGTTCGTTGTCTTGCTCAATCCATTGATCCTGATGATTTCGTACATGTATGGGGCATGTCTAAGTTTATGGGTCACTATGAAAAGATGGTGGACTCATTCGTAGACGGTGTTCTTGCATCAAATGAAGAAATGGTAATGCACATGAAGATCGCAGGCTGGGAAGCCCCGATTTATAATATATCAGGACTTGCATTTGGTAAGGATGAAGTACGTGAACGTGTTAGTGAAATCAAACCTTTCAACACACGTAAAAATCGTATTGTATTTACCGCACGTTGGGATCAGGAAAAACAACCTGATTTCTTCATGGATGTTATTGAAGAATTCAATAACCGATATGGAAATAGAAGTGCTGAATTTGCAGTATTAAGTGGTGCACCTTTGCGTAGTAACAATAGTAGTTACATGGAACGTACACAACAAATGCGTAGTGAAGGTAAATTATCAATCTACGAGGATTTGGATAAGAATCAATACTATAATATACTAAATGATAGTCGCATTCTATTCAACTGTGCATTGCAAGATTGGGTATCAAATACAATTAGTGAAGCAGATGCATTAGGTTGCAATGTTTGTTATCCAGCTTATCGTAGTTTCCCAGAAACACTAAGCAATGATGCAAGCAGAATGTATTTACCCTGGTCAGTTGAAGACGCGGCTATTAAGTTGTATAATATGCTACATCAACCAAATAGTAAGCAAGGTAATATCAGTGATTGGACAGATAAAACAATTGACCGAATCATTGATATAATTGAAGGCAATGGGGAACAATGGTTGCGTATGAGTACTGATTATCGTAAGCATACGAGAGAATATAAATATTAAGGAATAATTATGGCAACTTGGAGCGTTAAACCTGAATGGAAGAAATCAATCATAGAGCGTAATTACTTTGTAAAAGGTGATAACAAATTAATGGTTGAAACTGGTTGGCGATGGGGAGAGTTTCACGTTTATACCGACGATGATAATCCCCCAAACATTGAGTCTGGTGTAGATATTTACAATTGTGAATATGAAACTGAACTTGTTGAAACTAGCGACGGTTGTTGGGAAGAACATGACATGGATGAATGTGATGAAGAAACCCAAGAATGGCTAGAAGAATTTTTTGATGAGGGAAATAGCTGGCTAGATTTAGAAGAACATGGTTGGAGCCAAGATGAATGTGAAATGATCATTGATTGCGATTTGATCATTGAGAATGTAGACACCGGTGAAGTTGTGGATAGTTCTAATGAGGATGAGGCAAGAGCAATGCTAGAAAAACCCACTCAGTGGCCTTGGGGCCCTGAACTTGCGTCTACTGTAGAAACAGCAAAGTGGCCCTTTGACAGACCAAAAGAAGGACCTAAATCTGAGTTAGATCCAAACTGGCCTTTCCCTGGAGTAACAGATATGAAAAAGGAAGAAGAATAATGGCTAAGAAAAAAGTAAAAATAGAATTATATGCAGAAGCTCCTTATAAACAAGGATATGATTCTGGATTAGCAAAAGAGGAATTTTTTAATCCATACGCAGACATTGAGAATGCAGAGGCTGACGCTGATGACTATCAACGTGGATACGAAAATGCTACAGAAATTGTAGAGAGCGTAGAGTAATTTAACATAAAGGAAATAAAATGAGCGCACACAATGATATTAAAACACACTTTGATGACTACTTAATGGAGAACGAAAAGTTTGACAAAGGTAATGCATCAGCGGGTACACGTGCCCGCAAAGCACTAGCAGAAATGGCTAAAGCAATCAAAGCACGCCGTAATGAAATTACTGCTGAAAAAGCCGCACGTAAAGAAGCTAAGGCTTAACAGTGATACCAACTGCACCGGAACGATATAAAAATCTTTCTTGTAAAGTTTGTAATGGAAAGACCAGTATATTTGGTTATACGGATATAAACAAAACATGTGAAGAGGCTAGAAACAAAATAGTCATTTCATATATTGGTCATCCTATATGTTATCACATATGTAACAATTGTAATTTCATATTCACTGTTGATTTTGATGATTGGGATAAAAAAGATTTTCTGGAACACATTTACAATGATGATTACACTTTAACTGATCCAGATTATGTAGGTGTTCGTTCAATTGAAAATGCAAACTGGTTATGTTCAGGACTAGCTAATTTAATCAATAACTCTATGCAACTGTTAGATTATGGTGCAGGAGATAATCAACTATGTAAAGAACTGAACCGTAGAGGTTACAACACAATAGGATGGGATCCGATGTGGGATACTAAACCAGAATTCTCTGCTAGCGAAACATTTGATGTAGTAACTGCATTTGAGGTATTGGAACACACACCCAATCCATTAAAAACCATAAAAGAAATTGCAAAGTTTGTAAAACCAATAACCGGAATAGTAGTATTCAGTACATTAATCAATGAAGTAGTTAAGCCAGAGGAAAGATGTAATCACTGGTATCTGGCTCCTAGAAACGGTCACGTGTGTATGCATTCTTTATCCAGTTTAAAATTAATGTTTGAGTTAGTGGGTATGCAAGTAACCACAATCAATGCAAGTCAACACATTGCCACTAGAGTAGAAAAAATTCATGTTTAGTAAAACATGATAAATAAGTATGTAACACAAAGGTTACAAAATATCAAAACAAAACCATCACAAAGGAAGGTTATCTATGAGTTATAATAAAACAAAAACAGACCCAGAGTTGGGTCAACAAGTACACGAACACTTAGTTAAAATGGGTGTTGAAACACCAACAACTTACACAGGTCATATGTCCCGTGTAGGTAAGATTGAATTGATTGAGAGTCATTTCAAAGGTATCATGGAAATATTAGGACTAGACTTGTCTGATGACAGTTTAATAGAAACACCAAAACGTGTTGCTAAAATGTATGTCAATGAAATTTTCTGGGGGTTAGATTATGAAGCATTTCCAAAGTGTACGACTGTCGATAACAAGATGCATTACAATGAAATGGTCGTTGAACGCAACGTTAATGTCCAAAGTAATTGCGAACATCACTTTGTTGTTATTGATGGGCTGGCTACAGTGGCTTATGTTCCGAAACAAAGAGTCCTCGGATTATCAAAAATTAATCGTATTGTCGAATATTTCAGCAAACGCCCTCAAATCCAAGAGCGACTTACAGAACAAATCTTTCATACTCTCCAATTTATACTGGAGACTGAAGATGTTGCGGTAATGATTGACGCACAACACTATTGTGTTAAGTCCCGCGGTGTAGAAGATACCGGTAGTTCTACTGTAACAAGTAGATTGGGCGGTGGATTTAAGTCTGATCCAGCGGCACGTGCAGAATTCTATCAAATTGCGAGACAGAAATGAACAAACGAATCAAAGAATTATTTGAACAAGCTGGTACTGATGTAAGTGGTAAATGGATGAGCATTGATAATGCTGAAAAGTTTGCCGATTCGATTGTATGGGAATGTATGAAAATCTGTGAAGATGTTATGAAAAAAGATAACTCTGCACTTACCTGCTGGAGTGCGATCAAAGGAACATTTAGGAGTTGAAGAATGAACGAACGAGTTAAAATACTTTGGTCTGAAGCGGCTGAATCCACGATTGGTGATAGTTGGGAAGAGCAGACAAAGTTTATGGAAAAGTTCGCCGAGTTGATTGTTCAGGAATGTGCCGATATTATCAATCATCGTGCTGACACATGCAGTGATTGGTTAGATAGTATCAAGGCAAATGAAGCAGTCCGTGAAGTACAAAGAGAATGTGCTAAAACGATCAAAGAACATTTCGGAGTTGAAGAATGATTGATTGCATGATCTTAGGTGATAGTATTGCTGTTGGCATGCATCAATTTAAACCGGAATGTGTAGCTTATGCAAAGGGTGGAATAAATTCTTGGCAATGGAACAAAACTAATCTTAATAAAAACTTATCCGCTTCTAATGTAGTTATTAGTCTAGGAAGCAACGATCATCCGGGTGTAAGAACTATCTGGGAATTGCAACAACTTAGAGATAAAGTAAAAGCAGATAGAGTATATTGGATTTTACCTGCCATCAAACCAGACATTCGAGAAATGGTTAAACTTATAGCAAAAGACTATAATGATATTATTCTGCCTATACCTAATTTACAAAAGGATGGTATACATCCAAGTTGGGAAGGTTATAAAAAATTAGCAAAGGAAATTAAATAATGGGATTTCGTAAACCTATGGATTATAATTCAGTAAATCATCAGATTTGCATGACTGGAATTGAAGTCTGTGATAATAAAAATGACGGCTATACTGCATTTTATCTTAAACAAGATTTATACAGATTGAAATGGTTAATTGATGAAATTATGAGAGACAGTCCTGCTTTTGTCGGAGAAGATGAATTTGTCAAGGAACATGAACAAAAAGTTATGTGGAGACGATTAAAAGAATGAACCGTTCACCTTTCAGAAACCAAGAAGAAGCACTAGCCTTTCTGAAAAAGATAGGCATGAAGAAGCGCAGAACGTTATTGGGGACTGAGCGTGAACAAATGTTATTAATTTTTGCATTGATTGGTCCAACTGAATCAAGTAACAATCAACGAACAATCTCAGAAACTTATCATCATTGTGGTAAAGAATATGATGTAACATATGGGTTTAGTGAGAAAGACGAACCTGATCCTATAGTAGAAGAAATTACGGAGTTAGAATGAAATTGTATAAGCATAGCAACGGTAAAACACATTTTTTCCCAGAAGTAATTCCTAAGGGATGGGAAGTTATGTTAAGACCAGATACTTTTGAAGTTGTATGGCGTAAAATTAGGGGTAGAGAATGATATTCAACAAGATTAAAGAACTAAAAGAACGTGGATTAGTTATTGGTATAACCTTTAGTCAATTTGACTTATTACATGCAGGTCATATTGCAATGCTAAGTGAAGCAAAGAATCACTGTGATTATTTGATTGCTGGATTGCAAAACAATGCTCAATGGGATAGACCAGAAAAGAATGAACCAATTCAAAGTATTGTAGAACGACAAATCAGTTTAAGTGCAGTACGTACAGTAGATGAAATTGTAATCTACAACACAGAAAAAGATTTAGAAGACATACTATTAACGTTGCCCATTGATGTGCGTATTTTGGGTGTAGAGTATTCAGACAAAGATTTCAGTGGTAAAGAAATTTGTCAAAAAAGAAATATAAAGATTATCTATAATGGGCGTGACCATAGTTTTAGTAGCAGTAGTTTGCGAAAAAGAATTATGGAAGCAGAGCAGAAAAAAGGTAAATAAAGATAACCGGCCTTATGGGCTCATCCCGGTATACAAATTCTGCGTCCTATGATATAATCAACATAGGAGAAAATAATGTCATTAATAGAAGATACAGTAAGAAAACACAAGTTGCAAAATCAACCAAGTATTTCATATAGATTCACAAGTACAAAAGAATATCACGATAGTTTCCCATGTGCATATCGTCAATGGCGTGCAGATAGTCATTGCAATATGATTCATGGTTATAGTTTCAGTATGAAATTCTATTTTGGTACAGATGACTTAGATGTACGCAATTGGGCGGCTGACTATGGTGGACTAAAAGAATTGAAGAAGATTCTTGAGGATCAATTTGACCACACATTGTTAGTCGCACAAGATGACCCAGAACTACAAACATTTTTAATGCTACAAGAAAAGAAATTAGCTAAGTTAACTATTCTCCCAAGAATTGGGTGTGAGAGTTTAGCCGATATGCTTTACAAATATGTCAATGGGGTGTATATTCCAGATATGTGGGGTCAAGGTGAAAGTGACCGTCTATGGTGCTATCGTGTTGAAGTACGTGAAACACAAGCTAATATGGCATTCCGTGAAGGTCATCGTGAATGGAATGAAGATTTATTTGCATGAGTCCTGAACAACAGATTAAGGCACACGAAGAATGGTGTCAACTGCGAATCAAGGCAGCTGAAGAAGAACGTGACTATGCACTAGGTTTAGCTAGTGCCGCTCACTTAGAATTGATACATGCTATAAAGTATGGATTCAACCCAGGCACAGCACACAGCACACTAATCAGTATTGGTAAGTTGAGTCCAAGATTAAATGAAATACGAGAAAAAATGTTAGGTTCAAAGAATGAGTAAATTAAAAATATCAGAATTGTTTTATAGTATTCAGGGTGAGGGAAGATACATGGGTGTGCCAAGTGTATTCTTACGCACATTTGGTTGTAACTTCAAATGTGATGGCTTTGGAATGCCTAAAGAAGAAAAAAGTGTTGAACGTTTTACGGTGGACGGAGAGAAGTTTAAATCTTATAAATCACTACCACTTGTATCTACTGGATGTGATAGCTATGCGAGTTGGGATCCACGCTTCAAACATCTCAGTCCTGTTCTCGACACCAATATTATTGTTGATACTATTACCAATTTACTTCCTCATGGTCGTTGGAAAGATGAGCATTTGGTTATCACGGGTGGTGAGCCGCTATTAGGCTGGCAACGTGCTTACATAGACTTGTTGTCACATGACAATATGCGTGGCTTGCAAGAAATAACATTTGAAACTAATGGCACACAGTTATTAGAATCTGAATTAGTTAGCTTTCTACACGAATGGAAGAAACATCGTTTCTTACATTGTCTGACTTTCAGTGTAAGTCCTAAACTAAGTATCAGTGGTGAAAATTGGGAAGATGCTATTTGTCCTGATGTTGTTGTGCAATATTATAATACTGGATTTACTTATTTGAAGTTTGTAGTAGCAACTAAAGAAGATGCAGAAGAAGCGGAGCAAGCAGTAAATGAATATCGTAAAAAGGGTTTTAAAGGTCCTGTGTATCTTATGCCTTGCGGGGGTGTTGAACGGGTGTACTCTCTTAATAATAGAAATGTGGCGGAACTCGCAATGCAAAAAGGATGGCGATATAGTGACAGACTCCAAGTCCCACTGTTCAAAAACGAATGGGGAACTTGATGCCGTTAGATAGTACGGTAACTCAAGCGCCACGCACAGAAGACTGGGGATTGAATCGGGCCAGAGGATGGAAACTTAAGTTATGTTGGACAAGCCCACAAACTTGTTTTCTAACTGGTAAACAACTTTGGGGAAGGCAGGCTTATCACGGTGTCCGAATGATTGATGGTCCCGGTGATCCAGTTATTAATAGTTATTGGATAGAAAAAAACGAATTTATAATTTGGCAATTAAAAAAATGAGAACTTACGACAAACGCATTGGCTTCTTAGTCAGTTATCAAACACTTATTCCACATGGTGGCATTGGTCAATTTGCAAAAAGTTTTTGTGAGTTAATGGATAGTCACAACATCAAGGTTGATATCATTACCGATAAAGAACCTAAGGATAATGAGTTTGTCAAGTCACTAAAAGCAAATATTATTTCACCAAAAGAATCATTACCATATACAACACACAGCAACATCTTTATGTACGGTGATACATTTTGCTATGAGCGTATGGCTAACTTTCGCAATAGTATTGTAGAAGCATTAGAACATAATTTGTATGATGCATTCATATGTAACACATACGAAACAGTGCAGGTTGCGAGTACAATGGGACTTGAAGATTGTATTCAAATAATTGCTTATACTCACTTAGAAAGTCAAATCTTTAAGGATACAAAGAACCCTTTCTTATATAATGCCAATGTATTGATGCGTCAGCAACTTACTACACCAGGTGTGTATGTTGGTACACAAAGCAAATACAATTGGCTTAACCTAGATGAATCATCTTATCATTTACCTATTCCAATTACTGAAATAGAGTTACTAGAAGAACATCACAACCCACGTGAAGGTATATTATTTATTGGTCGTTGGGAAGAGGGAAAGAATCCAGAATTGTTTTGTGACTTGATAGAACAAACACAATTGCCTGCTAAGGTAATGACTAGTGCAAACGGTGCAAAGAAGTTTGAAGAACGATTGAAGAAGATTGGTGTACCTTATGAAATAAAAGTAGGTATTATTGGTAAAGAAAAAGTTGACTTTATGACCTCTGCACGTATCGCATTTAACCCTAGTATTGTTGAGAGTTATGGTATGGCTTTCTATGAACAGATTACACAACTACCCACATTCTGTTTAGAGAATCAACGATGGACTAATAATTTTACAGGTAGATTTTTCTTTGTAACTAACAAAAAACAAATGGCAGAAGATATTAAAGATGCCTATTATGCATACCCAACCGCTAAATCTTGGTATGACAAAAATGCATTACAAGATACACAAAACTTAGAGTCAAGTGTTTTTCATAAATGGAATGAATGCTTTAATGAGTTCAAACCAAAACAATCAAATAGTAGCACAGCCAAAATACTAGAGAACACTACGGTCAAACATAGTGATTACATTAAAGATTTGGGTCGTAGTTTAATTTGCATTGATGACATTCGTAGTGTATTGACAAATAAACACAAGTATCGTATAATATACACAGACAAGGAAACTTACCTAACTAAGGATCCTAACTATGAACCATTAGAAGAGGAAATGGGTTTCGACCTATTTAGTTTTACATGAAAAAAGTTTTAATCACAGGTAATTCAGGTTATATTGGTAGTCATCTTAGTAAATTGCTTAATGACGAATACGAGGTCTATGGGCTAGATATAGTAGACCCGCAATTTAGTGTTAAGAAACATTATAAATTTGATATTAAAAGTCAACTAAAAGTTAAGGAAGAGTTTGATGCTATCATTCACTTAGCCGCATTAGTTAATGTGGGTGAAAGCGAACTAGAACCCACAGATTATTACATGACTAACCTGTTTGGTACACTAAACATTCTACAACATATTAAGACAAAGAACTTTATCTTTGCTAGCACAGGTGCAGCCGAAAAGTGCGAAAGTGCATATGGCGTAAGTAAACGGGCAACCGAAGATTGTGTACGTGAGTTTTGTGAAGTGAACAAAGTTCCATACACAACTTTTAGATTCTACAACGTCATCGGTAGTGATGGATTTAACCCAACCAATCCTGACGGGTTAATGCATAATCTAATGCAAGCCCCAACTAAGGGTGACTTCACTATATTTGGTGCAGACTATAATACTCCAGACGGAACTTGTATACGAGACTATGTTCACGTAAACGAGATATGTCATTCCCTTAAATTGGCAATTGAAGAACCTAGCAACAGTATAGAGAATTTGGGTCATGGCGTTGGGCATAGTGTCAAAGAAATAGTTCAAATCTTTGAATCCATAAATAACGTGAAATTCTTCACTTTATACGGTCCTAGACGTAAAGGTGATATAGAAGTATCTGTTTTAGCAAATCCGTCAAAATACATGAAAAAACTCTATGATATTACGGGACTATTGACGGTTGACACTAAATATGTGTAGTGATATACTTAAGACTTCACATACTTTACATAATATATATGACTATTAAACGCATTGGTTTTGCTTGCAAATTTGCCGAGATTAACAAGAAGGGCGAGATTGCAAGTGTTGACGGACTAAATACTGGCGGTACTACACTTGCATGGGCAAAGCGCCAAACTCGGAGTGTTGCGGAAGATAAGATATTGGAAGTTGCACAACGCAATATTACCAATACCCATAATCTCATCAAACGAGTTAGCACACTTGACCCGAGTTTGCGTATGCTACGACTAACTAGCGATATGCTTAGTTTTTATACTCACCCCGAATTTCTGGACTTCTGGCATTCAACTGACAATCAGAAATTTCTAAGCGAACAGTTTGCACCCTTAGGTGAGACTGCACGACAAAATAATGTGCGTCTTAGTATGCACCCAGACCAGTTTGTTGTTCTGGCAAGCGATAGGGAAGAAGTTGTAACTAACAGTATTCGGGAGTTTGAGTATCATGCGGACATGGTTAGATTTATGGGCTATGGCAAAACATTTCAAGATTTCAAAATCAATGTACATATCAGTGGACGACAGGGTCCTGAAGGTATTCGTAAAGCCTATACCAAACTCTCACCGGAAGCACGTAATTGTATTACTATCGAAAACGAAGAAATTAGTTGGGGTCTAGATGACTGCTTAGAGTTGGCAGACTTACTACCTATTGTATTAGACATTCATCATCATTGGATTAAAACTGGAGAATATATTGAACACGATAGCGACTTGGTTAAAAAGGTTATTGATAGTTGGCGTGACCGTAGGCCTACTATGCACTATTCCGTATCTCGGGAAGATGTACTTGTTGACCATGACAGACTTATCGCACCCGATCATGGTGCGTTAATAGAGGCTGGGCATAATAAACAAAAACTACGTGCCCATAGTGAGTACTATTGGAACGAAGCTGTGAACGACTGGGCATTGACATTCTGTAATAACTTTGATATAATGTGCGAATCAAAGGCAAAGAATCTTGCCAGCTTTAAATTATACGAAAGAGCAAAACAAAATGGGATTATTTGATAGATTTAAAAAGAAGCCAGTAGAAAAGGTTGCGGAACCGATTAAGGAAAAGAAACCTCGGAAGCCTAAAGAAAAGAAACCAGTAGTAGAATTGACTGAGAAAGAAAAAGCAACCGCGGCAGGTGAACCGTATATTCAAATTTTACGTATGGACATTGATCCTGAAAATATAAATGCAGGTGCATTTGAAATGGACTGGAATGATAAATTCATTTTGAATTTAATTCGTGCAGGTTACAAAATGCGAGATGATGATACAGACAATTTGATTGTTGATCGGTGGTTTCAGACAATTTGTAGAAACATTGCTTTGGAAGTGTATGAGCAAGCACAAGCAGACCCAACCAATAGAGACTTGCGAGAGATTAAAACACGTGATTTGGGTAATGGGCGCACTGAAGTAAGCTAATAGTATTACGGTTTTGGTTGACACTTTACCTATTAGGGTATATAATAACTTCTATTAACTTAGAAAGTTTTGATGTCCGAAATATCTTTTGATTTGTTCAAACAATCCTGTGAGGATCGTGGGTATACTGAGCGTATCTACCATGATCGGGGTGTTTGTGTATTGTATTCCAATAACGGAATCAAATGTGAAATTAAAAAGAATCACTATACAATCGGATGGTTAGCAAGACCAGAAGATGTTGCAACCATGCGTCAACAATTCATTGATGCCGGGTTCTCTGAGAAAAAGGGCAAACGTAGTGAAGGGCGCAAGGATGAAAAAGATTTTATCAATGTACACTTTGACGGAGATGTACTTGAAAACTTTTGGGTTCTAGTTGGAATCATTGAATCCATTACAACTATTGTACGCAAGGTACGAGGTCAAGCAATTAAACCAATTGCACGTGAGGTTTCTGAACGTAATATATTTGAGAAGATTGCGAAACGTTTCAAATACTTTATTGACAGTGAAGATGGATTTGGTTTAGAAAATACTAGAGCATTACTTGAGGGTGATAGTATTGACCATTTGATCACAATCGGGGAGTCAGTCAATCGTACTAAAGAAAATACTTACCGTGAACATATTGTTCCATGTATCTTAATTTACAATCAAGCGGTTACAATGACTATGGAAAAACGTAGTGTTACCGAAATTGCACAAATGATTAAGAATAATTTGGCTATCGTATTGATTACTAACGAGGAAGCAGAGTTGTTAGACAATGAATTAGACTTACAAACTAGTATGCCCGAAGATTGGAAATTTGGTGATGATGTTTTTGCACGATTAAATGTTGCCCAAATTAAATTGAAATAACTTGACAAAATCTAAATATACGCATATAATACACACATGAAATACGCACTCATAGACACAGCAAATACATTCTTCCGTGCTAGACACGTTGCAAGTCGTAACTCTACACTAGAAGAAAAAATCGGCATGGCACTTCATCTAACACTTGCTAGCGTTAATCAAGCAGTAAAACGTTATGGAATTGATCATGTTGTGTTTTGCTTAGAAGGCCGCTCATGGCGTAAGGACGTTTACGGACCTTACAAAAAGAATCGTGTAGTTGATGCAATGTCAGTTACCGAAGAAGAAAAAGCCGAATCAGAAATGTTTTGGGATACTTACGAAAAGTTTACCACATACATACGAGAAAAAAGTAATGTCAGCGTACTCAGGCACCAACGGGCTGAGGCTGATGACTTGATTGCCCGTTTTATTCACTTACATCCAAATGACACGCATTATATTATTAGCACTGATTCCGATTATGTTCAGCTTATTACTGATAAGGTGTTCCAGTACAATGGAGTCGCAAATGAACTTATCACCATCAACGGATATCTCAAAGACACCGGCAAACCAATACTAGACAAGAAAACTAAAGAACCTAAACTCTTAGAAGATCCTCAATATTTGCTCTTTAAGAAAATTGTACGCGGTGATGCTGGTGACAACGTATTCACTGCATATCCCCGAGCACCCGAAAAAGGTTCTGCAAATCGTGTGGGTATTCGTGAGGCATTTGAGGATCGTGACAAGCAGGGCTTTAAATGGAATAATTTCATGTTACAACGCTGGATAGATCACAACGGTGAAGAACAAGTAGTACGTGATTGTTATCAACGTAATAAAATGTTAATTGATTTAACTGCACAACCTGACGAGATTAAACAATTGGTTGATGAATCAATTCGAAATGGTGTACGCACTACGACAACACCTCAAGTGGGTATTCACTTTATGAAATTCTGTGGTAAGTATGAATTGACTAAGATTAGTGAACAAGCAGAAACCTATGCACGTTGGCTTAACAGTCCTTATACAGGAGTACTTCATGGATGATAAAAAATTTAATATTAAAGTAGCAGGTGTCGATGAACTTGACGAACAAATGTTAGGTATGCTAATTGATACTCTTGTTGAATTTTATCAAAACAAGTTTGGATTAGATATCACACTTGACGAACCAGAAAAACCTGTGTATGATGCAGAGAATGTAGACTTTGCAAAAGATTATTTGAAAAAATTTAGATTACAATGAGTGAAAAAATAATTTTCTATAAGAAGGTAGGTCGTAGATACGTACCCGTTTACGAATACGACCAAACAATTATGGATGCGTTTCCTAAAGGTACTCATATTGTAATGTGCTATCCCGGTGGACAAAGCAGACGTTACAACATTGACCCTGCATATGCTCCTATGATTGCGGCTGGTCGTGTTGCGGAAGATGCAATTAGTACGGCATTGATGAAAGCTAGTGATATACGTGCTGCCAATAAAGAAACAAAATTAACCGATGAGCAATTGCGTTGCTGGAAAGCATTGAACAAAGCCTTCGGAAACGAAAGACATGCATTGCAGTGGCCCAGTGCTAGAGAGGCCTGTGAGGAAGCAGTCAAGGCAATGTCAGCGGAAGCTGAGAAACTATTAACTGTCCCAGCAGTTAGAAAAGCCTATGAACATTTTTTGTTTGTAGCAGAATTAACCAAGGATACTAAAAATGAATCTAATAGCTAAACCAATTATTAAAAATCAATATTGGGTTGTCACTGACGGTGACAAAAAAGTGGGTAATGTTATAGCTGAGGGTAGCGAATATAAAGTTAAACTTAATAACAAAACCGAACTATATAATAGTACCAAAACTATTGAAAAACTAAAACACATTGAATTTGAGAAACTTGCAAAGGTCAAACCCAAGGACAATAACCCGCCCTTTGCAGTCTTCCCAACAAGTAGGAATAAAATCTATAACAGCGTACTAGATGTTAAACGCAAGCTACATTTATATACCACGACACCCAAAAGCAAATGTTATTATGTTGCTGGATGGTTTGCTATTAAGACAGGAGCTGAATATGTTGCTACTTTTTGCCCTAAATACATATTTGTCCAACGATATGACTATAAAGGACCGTTTAACTCTGAGTCCGAAGCAAATAATAGCATAAATACACTATGAACCAAATTAAAAAGTTTATTGATAAAATAACGGTCATAGAAGGACGTCAAGCAAGGGAAGTTGTACTTACATTAAGTGATGCCAAAGAATTACGTGATGAAATTATGAAAATTCTATTGGATAATCGTGAGTACAATAAAGAACCCGAAACTATTAACGTAGTAATGCAAGGCGGTAAATGGTAAATTAATGAGCAGAACACAACCCAAAGTTATATTAGAAATAACAGATAAAGTAACATACAAGTGCGACCAAATCGTAGAAGCCGCTGGTATATGGGCTGTGTTTTATGACGGGCAACCGATCAATTTAAAGGCACAGCACGCCTACGATAGCGAAAGTGTACCTAAGTATAAAAAGACCAGTTTCAGTAATCCTGGTCATGCAAGAAACCTGTGTCGTAAATTAAACGCACAATTTAAATCAGATAAATTTAGTGTTGTGTTTATGAACAACGGCACAAAAGTTTATCCTGATGACTAAGCCAAATCTCAAATATTTAATAACTGAAGCTGTATTAAAGCAGACTCCAGATAATCAATGGACCATTGACCAAGCCATGAGTAAATGGTGGATGACCATGCGTAATGAGAGTGGAATGAGATTGACCGACATGGGTGATTTGGCATTTCGGTTTGCACAGATAGAATATTATAATTATGATTTTTCTATTAAGATTGACAGTGGCTGGCATGCCTTCATCTTAGATTTAAATAAAAAAATCAAATGCCCTTACTACATAGGGGTAAATAAAACTAAAGAACATAAACAACCCTTTATACGATTCTATGATAGCAAGGTAGCTATGATGGTTGGGTTGTATGGTGACTTGAATAGTTATTTAAAATCAATAAAGGTAAGAAAATGACAGAAGAAAAGAAAAGTAAAAACCCATTTATCAATATGGCTAACGATTCCAAAAAGAATAATATTCACCCTGGATTAGGTAAAGCGCCAAAGAAACAAGGACCAAAAGCAAATAGTAAAGGCTTTGGTGGTGCTAGTGTAGTTCGTAGAACTGGGCGCGGTGGGTAATATACTGTCAACTAAACCACAGTCTACCGCGTTATATATATGAGTAATATTTTATAAAGGAACTCAACATGAAACAACTTATCGCAATTATTGCAACAACATTCGCACTTACAGCATTTGCCGCAGATACAGCTACTGCACCGGCAGCACCAGCCAAAGAAGCACCAAAGAGTGAAATGAAGTTGGCTAAGAAGAAGGCTGACAAGGAGGCTGAAAAGAAAGCTGCCAACAAAAGTCCCAGTAAACCTGCTACCAAGGACACAACGAAATCTACTAAAGCTGACGCTAAACCAGCCAAGTGATTGCGAAGATTCTGATGACGGTCCATCCGGGCCTGATGAACTAGACCTTCATCGTGGGTTTGAACGCCCTAAAATAGTCCATATTATGGTCATCGATGATGAACCGTTATCAGATTATGTAACTGTTAGATTGGCTGTGATTAGAGCGAAGGCTCTACAAAAACACCGAGAAATATGTTATAATAAGAATTCACAAGCATAAATACTTGTGCAGTTATGGGTTCTGTATAAAAACCCAATATCATACACACATAGGAGAAAAATATGATTCAATCTTTCACGCACGATGCCGTTGACGCGGTGCAAAAGGGCAAACTACAATTTGTTTCAGCTTTCGTTAAACACGAAGGTCTAGCAGACACAATGACTAAGTTTGTCGAAGCCCAAACAGAATACACAAAATCAGTATTAGATACAAACATTGACACCATGTTGAATTTTGGTACACTTATTACAAAGAAAGACTTTGTTAAGGACCTTATTTCATCATATGGATTTGACAAATTTGTTCCTACAACACCAGCTACTCCTGCTAAATCCGCAAGTAAAAAGGCCAAGTAATATGTTAATTGGTCTAATAATAATAGGGCTGGCCTATGCCGGCTATAAGATTGCAAAATCTTCAAACAATGCTACATATGGTTCTAGTTTAGAACAGTATATTACTCAACGTAATCCACAACATTCAGGTGACGTAGAACGTCTTACGGTTGAATACAACATGAAAATATCAAGAGGTGTATTATGAAAAAATTTATTTTGAGCATTTTAGAAGCTATTCAGGCCATCAAAAAACATAGAAATGGTCCTGGTTTAAAGGGGCGTTAATTTCCCAAAAGAATTGATAGTGTATCGCAATAGTGATATACTTCAATCGTGTTCACAGGGAACACAACAGACATACACACATTAAAGGAGAAAATTATGTCAAATTTTGAAACACCAAAGATACCAGAAATTAAATTTAACAAGAACGGCTACGAGATTCGCACAGATATTCTTGCTATGGCAAAGGATCTAATCAGCGATGACTTCCATGTAAAATTTTCAGGTTGGGAAATGACTGCAACACGTGATGAAAAGACAGGTCAAATTGTTACTACAGTTGGCATGCCTCAGCATCCAGGTCTAGAAAAGATTTTGGAAACTGCTGAAAAGATGTACGGTTTCGTAAATCAAGGCACTACTAAAAAGTAATACTTTTAGTTTCAAAGAAAGCTCCGCTAGTCGGGGCTTTTTTTTGCCCAAAATTTGACAATAAATGGGTTTAGTGCTATACTACATGTATTGATTAATTAAAGGAGCTTGTATGACAGTTGATGTTGCTATCGCCCAAGGTGTTGCTAAAGACATGCAACAAAAACGTGAAATCCGCATGTATGGTTGCACTGAAGCCCAGATGCGTGAGGCTGTAGAGCAAAGTATTACTTTTCGTCATAGTGGTCCTGCTATGATGGCCGCTAGTCTCATGTCCGATTGTCAGGAAATGATTGCTCACGACAACGGTGGTTCTTACGATTTCATGGTTATCGAAGATGTTCGCCAAGCACTGAATCGTGCTAAGTGGATCCTGTTTGAATACTGTGACAAAAGGTAATACTTAATGTTACATACCCAAACTTGACAATAAATCGGTTTGGGTATATAATACTTGTATTGATTGATTAAAGGAGCTAGTTATGAAGGTAAAACTTTTTGTTACAGGTAGTCAGAATTACATGTATTTCAAAAACAAACTTCCTACTAGGCGTTGGGATTACTGTGAGACAGCCCGTACAGTGACCATCATCCCTGATCCGGTCAACGTCTACCAAGACGGTGAGTATGGTTTTGTGACAGTTTTTGGTCGTAAGATTTTTGTCAAATGTGACGGAAGTCACTGGGAAATCGTTGGTGCTGAGAAATCCAAAACTTGACAGTAAATGGATTTGGGTATATAATAGAATCTTAAACAGTCGAAACAAGGAAACAAAATGTCAAACGAATTCAAATCTTGGGAAGAAATGTCTGAGCTGGAACAAGCCCGCGAGACCTTCTGGGACATGTACAAGGATGCTCATGGTTTTCGTCCCCGACATGTAGATACCTCGGGCTGGACTCTTGCTGAGTTCCAAGCAGAGTTTGATTACCTTGGTGGAATTATTGAACAAGAGGAAGCCCATCGCAAAGCCTCCGAAGCAGAGGCTATCATCAAGTTTGAACAGCATGTGACCAACACTATATGTATGGGTGCTCGCAACCGTGAGACCGCGCTTAAATGGATTATGGATGCTAGCAATGCTAATGGCGACTGGGAATATCTTTCCCATGAACTGGGCTTGCCCTATAGCTATTTCAAGCAAGTGGCCTGAGGTTGACAATAAATGGGTTTGGGTATATAATAGAGTCTTAGACAGTCAAGAAAAGGAAACGAAATGTCACAAATGCTTTGCTACACACTTGAAATTTACAAATCTGACAAGCGTACCAAAGAAGGTAAGCGTTTGGTTGCAAAACAAGATTTTGGCCCTTCTACTAAAGACTATATTGAGACTGTTGCCAATGCTAAACGCAAGTTGGGTTTCATTGTTGAGATGTTCCAAACTTATGAGATTAAGCAAAATTTAATGACTGGCAAAACATATAAGGAACGTTACGACACCCCGTATTTCTGTTCTCCTTCTAGCGAATCTTTTTGGAGCATGTAATCATGGCTCGCTATCAAAAACCCGTACTTAATTATAACGCCGATGCTGTTTGGGCCGCGTCTTGTGCCGCTCAACGTATCAATGGTGCTTATGTTAAACTGAGTATGATTAGCGAATCGGATCCTGAAATGGATCGTAAATCTAATCGCCAAATTATAGAATCATTGATGACCGATGCTACACCGATCACCGATGAGGACCGTGAACAGGGAAAGAAAGTTCGCAAATACTATCAAGCACTTACCTTCAAAATCCTTAAAGGAATTAAATTAAGTGAATTTGATAACACTGCAATGCTTATTAGTAATCGTGATATCATTAATGATAATTATGATGTGGCAGTTATAGCAAGTTTGCCTAGTTGCTATGAGCGAGGTGTTAAACGTGATGGTGTGGACCAACGAGTCAAATTTGCTACCGGCGGGTATATCGGTAGAGTTGGTGATAAGGTTACTTTTACGGTTGAAATTGCCAAAACTAATTATAGTCAAAAATGGAATACCAATTATGTTACTGGAATTACTACCGATGACCAAGCAGTATTTTTTGCCTACAATCACATTGACAATGTTGAAATCGGGAATACTTATACCTTTTCCGGAACTATTAAATCACACCGAGACAACCTAACACAACTGAATCGGGTAAAGATCGTTTGACAATATATCCTCTATACTGTATACTATAATCATTCTTCACACACAGGAGTTTTACATGAGTCACCTTGTTTCATTCATTCTTGGTATCGTAGTCGCAACAGTAGGCTTTACTGGTGTTGCTAAACTACTTGACAGCGGTGTCGATAAGACCAAAGCAATTGTGCAAGAACAAGTTAAGGAACAATAATGGCTTGGATTGCCGTTCTACTGTTATTGTTCTTTGGCCAATTTCTCTTTGCATTCTTATTGGCTGCCCTAATACTTATGTTTGAGTGAATTATATGAATCAACGAATTAAAGAACTAGAACAACAATGCTGGAGCCATCGTGTAGACGGCGTACTAGTAGACGGCCATTTACACTTTGATACAAAAAAGTTTGCTGATTTGATTGTATGGGAATGTATGAAAATCTGTGAAGATGTTATGCAAAAAGATAACTCTGCGCTTGCCTGTTGGAGTGGAATCAAAGGAACATTTCGGAGTTGAATAATGATATTTGATTTTTTTAAGAATCGCGGTGACTACTCTAACGTAGTTAAATTCCCTGATAAGGTGCCTTATGTTGAGCCACCAAAAAGAGAAGTTGGACCAGAACCAGTGTATAGTATTGGAACAACTGATCAAAGTACTCACATGACTTTCAAGATTGGTTATACTACACTTACTATGACTAAGCAAGGTTGTCAAGATTTGATAGACCAACTTGAAGTTTTTAAAAATCAATTGAGGGGTGAAGAATGAGTGCAAGTTGGATTAGAAAACTAAACGAGAGTGACAGTCGCCTTCATAAAGAAGATGTGATTTTGCAGGCACTTGAGGCAAGTGTCCTAGGCAGTCGCAATAGTCAGATTTTCTTAGGCTTTACTAAGGCTTGTTATAATCCTTATGTTACATTTGGAGTGCGTCAAGTGCCCGATACAGTAGGCATTGTTGATGCAGAAAATCCTTGGGATGATTTTAACGAGTTGATGTTGCAACTTAGTCAACGTCAATTGACAGGGCATGCCGCACGTGATGCTATTCAAAACTTGGCTGAACGTTTTGATAGTGTTGAATGGAATACATTTTTAGCACCTGTACTACGCAGAGACCTTCGTGCAGGTATTAGTGATAAGACAATCAATAAAATTTGCAAAGGTACTGATTACGAGATTCCAATCTTTGGTTGTCAACTAGCAACTAACAGTGAAGGTCGTCCCGAGATGAAAGGTATCAAACGTCTTGAACCTAAGCTAGACGGCGTTCGTATGTTGCTGATGCTTATTCCTAGTGATGATGGTACAGTTACAACTATTTGCTTTAGTCGTAATGGTAAACAGTTTGACAACTTTGGTCATATTGAAGAACAGATTCGTGATAACTGGGTCAAGATGGTTCGTAAAGCCGCAACAAGTAATTTAAGCATGGGCTTTGTACTTGACGGTGAAGTGATTGGTAATACATTCCAAGAACTCATGCGACAAGCACGCCGTAAGACTGATGTACAAGCAGAGGATAGTGTGTACAATGTGTTTGATATTATTCCTCTTGATGCTTTCCGTAAAGGTCATTGGAATGCACAGTTGAGTAAACGCATTACTATTTTAGAAGACATGCGTTCAACTATTGATACTATGCCCAATGTTGAGTTGTTACCACACTTGATGGTTGACTTGGACACCGGAGCAGGTGTGGATCAACTACAACGATATGCTAAGGATCAAGTCAATCTAGGATTCGAAGGCATTATGATTAAGAATGTTGATGCCCCGTATATCTGTAAACGCAGTACAGATTGGATGAAATGGAAGCCCACAATTACTGTAGACTTGGAGGTCGTAGGTGTTGAAGAAGGTACTGGAAGAAATGAAGGGCGACTTGGTGCATTAGTTTGCGCCGGACAAGATGACGGAAAAGATATTACCGTCAATGTTGGCAGTGGCTTTAGCGATACTGATAGAGATGATTATTGGAGCAATAGTAATCATATTATTGGTCGTACTGCTGAAATCATGTGTGATGTAATTACGCAAAATCGTGATGGTACATACAGTTTGCGCTTTCCACGATTTGTTAGATTTAGGGATGACAAATGAATGAACGAACGAATTGAACATTGTTTGTATCAAGCAGGACTCACTGCACAAGGTTGCTGGGAGGATTTAGATACTTACACGCAAGAAGGCATTGAAAAGTTTGCCGAGTTGATTGTGAAGGAATGTTTGGCTGTAATCAATCAGTCTAATGGTGTGGGTGACGATGATGTTATCAAAATTAGCAGGGATGTGAAGAAACATTTCGGAGTTGAAGAATGAACGAACAAATTAAAAAACTTTTAGATGAAGCCACTGTTTATGCATTGCATGAAACTAAAGATGCGGTTGACTTCTTTGATAATCCTGTAACAAAACAACAACGTGAACGTCAATTAGAACTGTTTGCCCAGTTGATTATTAAGGAATGTGGCGTAGCATTGGCACCAATGTTACGTGATATGATTAGTCGTGGTCAGGCATATGATTTGATTAAACAACATTTCGGAGTTGAAGAATGATTAAACTTTGGTTAGCATTTATTATCCTTGCTGTTCTTATTCACCTTGGCATTAGTGCTTTGCGAAATATGAACGGTTTGGAACAATTAGCCTTGACAAAAAGCATAGGCTATAGTATACTTGTATCACTGGCAGCAGTAATGCTGATGACAGTAATTGTTATTTTATTTTAAGGAAAAACATGAAACGTATTTTTACTCTCTCTATTCTTGCCGCCGCAGTTTTGGCAACAGGTTGCACCCGTATTGAAACTGGTGAAGTTGGTCTCCGTGTAGGTTTTGATAAACAGGTTAAGACTGAGGAATTGCTCCCAGGCTCTTTTAATCAAACTATCATCGGTGATGTTATTACATTCCCAACTAAGGAAATCACTGTCAAGGTCGAAGACATGACTCCGTTGGCTAAAGATAATAGCACAATGAAAGACTTTGATGCTATGATTACGTACAACATTAATCAAGCACAGGTTGCTGAAATTTATAATAGCAAGAACAAATCGTTCCATGCTAAACACGATGGCGATGTTTACTTGATGTACAACTATGTTTTCAATGCTACTCGCAATGCTATCTATAAGTCAGCACGTAAGTTTGAGGCATTGGAAATGGGCGATGCTCGACAAGCAATGGAAACTGAAATCAAAGAGCAAGTGATTAAAACACTAGCAGAAGAAAAGTTAGATGGTACTATCGTAATCAGCCAAGTGTTGATTCGTAATATCGTGCCAGCAGATTCAGTTGTAGCAAGTGCCAATGAATTGGTTAAAGCTAAAAATGAATTCAAAACTGAAGAAGTTAAAGTAGCTACTGCTAAAAAGCGTAACGAAAGTATGCAAGCTAATCCAATGGCAATTCCCTTGTTGATGGCAGAAGCCCAAGCAGATGCTATGCGTAACTTGCCAGGTGCTATTGCTAACTTTAAAGGTCAAACTTTGGTTATCAACGGTGTGGTTACTCCAACTGTGCAAACTAACGGAAAATAAAATATTATGGTAACTCTAGTTAAACATGAATGGCACCAAGTTGACAGTCAATTTGCACTTGAATTGGATGAGAGTACTCTAAACGAAATCTATCCTGATTTAGATGATGAAGAAATTGCTGAGAAACTTAGACAAATTGAAGAGGGCGAAATTGATGTTGAAGAAATCGTCAATGATGCTTGGGACAATGATGTTGAACTAGAGTGGGACCGTCAATATGATGATTGGTGGACTGACCGAAAAGGTGGGTATGAAGTTACATACGAATTAGGTGATGAAGATAGCTGGCATACCCCACCCAAAGAACCTGAATCAACACACAAATGTACCAAATGTAAATGGGAAGGTCAGAGTTATCAAACTACTACCGAATACTTACGTGAAGATGGTAGTGTAATTGAGGATTACTTTTCGTCAGAAGAAGAATCAAATACAACTAAAGACACATGTCCAATGTGTAATAGTGATACTGAACTAACCGAAGTTGGTCTAAAAGAAGACCAAGAACGTAAAGAGCGTGAAGCACTTTGGGAAGAAGAAGATAATAGTCCTGAACGTCAAGAAGAATTGGCAGCGGCATTGGAAGAACTCAAATTAGAGTTTGAACAATTAATGGCACATACACATAAATGTACAGAATGCGAATGGACTGGTACAGAAGAACAATGTGAGACAGAAGGTATCTGTCCAAATTGTGCGGCTCACACCGAAGAAATTTAAAGTGATGGATAACTTAGTAGGTAAATCATACACGTTTGAAGACGGCGGCAAAATCGAAGTAATTCAGGTTAAACAGAGAGATGATGGACTATGGGTACATTATTTCATATCAATGAATTCAAATTTACCTAGAAAATTAGTTATGAAACATGATGAATTTATGAATCATTACAAACACTTGTTTAAGGATAATAATGTATAAGACAATTTACACTGAGGTTGAAGTTGATGTTGATCTTGGAGACTTTGATACCGATGATCTAATTGAAGAATTAGAAAGCCGAGGGTCCGGTGTTATGGAATACGGTGATGGTAAAGAAATCCTTGGATCCATATATGAAAAACGCCGATTGGGTAAAAATTATCAATCTGAATTAGACCAATTGATTTGGCTAGGTCTAGGTAAAGTGTTATAATATGTTAACATTTTAACCAGACTAAATATACAGATGTTTTCACGATTCTTATCAATATTTTCATTAAGTAATGCCACACTATTAGTGGCATTATCGCTTAGTACTATCGCCGCTTGGTATAGTATTATTGGTTTAACCGCTATCTTTGCAGGTGCGGTTATACCTATTATCATTATGGGTTCAGTACTTGAACTTGCAAAGATTACAACAACAGTTTGGCTACGCAAGTACTGGAAGCGTTGTACATGGATAATGAAGATTTATCTTGTGCCTGCCGTTATTGCATTAGCAGTATTAACAAGTATGGGTATCTTTGGTTTCTTATCAAAGGCACACATGGATCAAGGTTTGATAGGTGGTGATAGCGTGGCCAAAGTACAAATCTTAGATGAAAAAATTAAAACTGCAAAAGACAATATAGAGGCTAATCGCAAAGCACTTAAACAAATGGATGAAGCTGTTGACCAAGTTATGGCAAGATCAGACTCAGAAAAAGGTGCGGAGAAAGCAGTTGCTATTCGTAGAGGTCAAGCAAAAGAACGTGTTAGATTGCAAAATGAAATTAGTACTGAACAAGCAACGATTGCTAAATTGAATGAGGAACGAGCACCAATTGCGTCAGAAGTACGTAAGGTTGAGGCAGAAGTAGGTCCAATAAAATATATTGCGGCATTCATTTATGGTGATAACCCTGATGCTAATCTATTAGAACGTGCTGTTCGTTGGGTAATTATTTTACTTGTTATTGTATTTGATCCACTTGCTATTATGCTAGTGATTGCGGCTAATCAAAGTCGTGATTGGGATAAAGAACAATTAATTGAAGATGATAGAAATGCTATGGCTATCATACCTCCTAAAGAAGAGGACACTCGACCGTTTACTGAAGAAGAAATAACGGCATTAGACGGGCCACTTATTGAACCAAAGGCAACATGGCCCTTCCCAGCAGATCCAAAACCTGAATCAACTAAACATTATGTAGCAAATGAATTTACTGAATATGTTTCGGAAGAACCAAAATATGAACCAGATGACGGTCCATTAACAGATGAACAAGTTGAACAACTTAAAAAATCAGTAGAGGCATTTAACGAAGTACCTGTTGAAGAGGAAGATTCTCCACCTGTGACAAGTTGGGTAGAGATACCAGAACCAGAAG